ATTGTGCTATAATATAAGCTATTTTGACAAACCGAACTAAACCTTGAAATAAAGCCTATTTTAAAAGGGTTTTGAATTTATTGAAGTAATATTTTTTGGGTATTTTTAGGTATTTTTCGTTTTTTTGGCGGGGACAAAGGTGGGGAATTTTTTTACTTGATTGCACGCAAGAATGAATCAGTAACTTCACCAGCTACCTCGTCTTTAATATGCGTATATTGCTGTGTCATGTAAGATGTTGAATGTCCTAAAGCTGCCGCCATATGCTCGATTGATACACCAGCAATCTGACCTTGCGTAGCAAAAAAATGTCTCATCATATGAGGTGTTGCGTGGATTTCTGATTCAAAGCTTACTTTTTTAAAGATAGTGGCAATATGAGCGTATTTTATTGGTTGCCCCCTTCGTTTCTTGAGGTTTGCTCCCTCATCAACGAAAATAAAATCATTTTGTCCGAGAATCCTATTATTTTCTTTTGCGATTTGTCTTGCAAACCTCATGGCTTTTTGTAACAATTCTGTCGTTTCTTCGTCAAGCAACACATAACGTTTCGAGGTTCTTGTTTTCATTCTGCCACCCTCTGGACGTCTTTCTGTTCTGCTTTCGTCTAAGAATATTCTAAAACGTCCGTTCACCAATTTTAATGAGCTGAATTTAATACCTAGAACCTCACTTCGACGCAAGCCGAAATAAGTCAGTCTAGCCATAGTATAATCATAGCTACTTAATATTTTACGAGCGCATTCGTCCCAAGTACGAAATTCCTCTAAAGACAATCGCTTCTTTTTAGTAGGAATATTGCTTTTGCCTATGTAGATTTTTAAAATAGGGTTCTTATCCATGTAACCATTGACAACAGCGTCAGTTACCATAGCTTCAAAAAGAGCATTGATTTGAATGACAGTAGCTTTTGAATAGCTATTTAATAAACTAGATATATATGCTTCGTATTTTGTGCGTTTAATGTCTTTTAATAGCGTAGCACCAAATTGTTTACTAAAATGATGATTGTACCAGCTTGTCTTTGTCATAACTGTATCTGGCGCCCAACGCCCAGTTTTGATACGATTTTCGCTGTATATCTGCCAATAATCGTCCACGGTCATATTTTTGCGTGGGTCATAGTCACCATTTGCGATTTTGTTTTCGATTTCAGCAAGTGCTTGTCTAGCTTCTGCAACTGTTTTTAAGCCACTAGCACTCACTTCTGTTTGTTTACCAAGTAACTTGAATTTTCGGCGAACGTAGTAGCGTTTGCCTTTTTTAGTTTCATATGTGTATATATTTGGATATTTTGTCTTATTGTATTTCATTTTTTTCTCCTTGTTAAAAATTAGCTTCTGGACAAGGCTTTTTAACTTAGAGAACTTTGACAATCACCCCCTTAAAATGATAAAATAGAGCATAAGAAAGATGCTTAGTTTCATCTAGGATACTTTCTCACAATGTATTTTTTTATCCTTGCACTCAAAGTTTGGCGATGGAGAGTGTAAGGGATTTTTTGTTTACTAATTTGCTAGTTCTTGTTGTTCAATTTTTAAAGTCTCAAAATATTGTTCAGCAGCGGCTAAATCCGTAAAGTGAACAGTATTATTATATTCTTTATGAACTAATTTTTTAATTTCTTCTAAATCAACTTTAAAGAACTCCTTGCGTTGATTTACTTTATTAACCTCTTGTTTTCTAAAGTAGTTATGCAAAGTATTTTCTAAAGCTGGTGCGTCTTCGCTGAAGATAAGCGCATGAACATCGAAAGGGAACGGAACAGAAGCACTAGATAACTCTGAAATCCTATCCATTGGTTCTAAACGGCGAGTCATACCAATTTTATAAACGTTTTTACCGAACGAGCCAATATTTGAAATGATATAAACATATCCTGCACGAGTATTTGATTCTCTATCAAGGACATTTTGTTTATCTTTTTCAAGAATCTTAATTTTTTCTTCAAGTTCCTTGATTTTATCTGCATAGATATTTTGTTCAATTTCATTCTTAGCAGAACTGAGGTACTTCATTAATTTAGAAAGTTCATTGTTAAATTGTCTTTCTTCTTTTTCAAGTTTACGTTTAGCATTCTGAATTTCTTTTTCAACTTTTTGTTGTTCACGAATCTCTTCTTTTTGAGCTTTCAATAGTTCTCTTTCATTATCAAGTTGTTTTTGGTACTTATAAATGATATCTAACTGCTTTAATTTAGATGTAAGCAATTTTTGATTTAATTGAACTCCATCAATCTTAAAAAGGCTGTTTAAAGTTTCGAAGGACTTGGCGAGTTTATTTCTATAATTATCCACATTTCGGACTGTAACATTAGAAATATAGTAGTCTGCTTCCGAATTAAAAGCACGTAGTAATTGTTTAGTTTGTTTGTTTAGCATAGTTTTAGTGCTAGATTTATCGTGTTTTGTAACAGCTTTATCGTTCTTTATTAACTCTTTTTCATTAAGTTTTTCAAGAGATAATTCATTTTTTATTTCGTTCGCTGAGATATTATCGCTAAAATCAACAGTAGTCTCTTTGAATAATACTTCATCTGCACTCTCCGATAAAAGTAAATCAATTTTTTCTTTTTCTTTACTCAGTGCAGCGATTTCGTTATCTAATTTTTCTTTTTTACTATTCGCATCACTTATAATCTGCTTAGCCTTATTACTTGCATCATCAACAAGTTCTTTGGCTTCAGTTTTTGCATTTTTTACGATAACAATTGACTCATCTTGACGTTCAAGAATTTCTTTATATTTTGCGTAATCTTCTTTTGCTAAAGGCGGCAATTCTTCATCTTTGGCTAACATTAAAGCAACTGCGGCTATACTTGTAATATAATATGTTGCTGGTCCCAATAAAAACAATACAATCCAAAACCAATTTCTATAATAAAAAGGCAGTTTATTTTTCTCCATTAATTTTCTCCTATTTGCAGATTTTAAGCATTATGCGCAATAACGTCTAAAGCTCCAATAATACGCTGAGCGTTTTCAATCGCTTCTTTATATTCTTTAGATGTGTTTTTTACAGGTTTTCTAAGAAGGTCGATAAAGACAACAGGTTTGCTAAAGTCGTTTGAAGTCACACGAATGGTCATATTTAAGATTTTAGTTGTTGTTTTTCGCTTAGCAGTAATACCGCCAGCAATAGCACCTAAGCCACCGAAAACAGCACCAGCAACAAGCGCTTGACCAACACCACCAGACACAACAGCTTGGTCATTAATGATTAAATCATAAGATACTAAATCTTCGAATGAATACCAGTCAGTATCGTTTTTATCTTTTTTAACCATACCAGGTATAAGAGCTAGTCCACCTGTTCCCATAACTGCACCAACTTTACCAATAGTTTTAGCTGTACCGCCGACAAGGCTTGAGCCTTTAGCTTTATTCGCTCCATGGATTCGATATACCTTGTTAGCTCTATCAATTTCTAAAGGTCCGATTTTATCAGTACGTTTATAACCGTTATTGTCTAAAAATCCCATTTCTTTCTCCTCCTATACATCAACTTTTAACGTGATTCAGTTTTGTTATTTATTGTTTTTCGTAAAATGTAAAATGCACGTTAAAAATCGGTTCATCTTCGTATCCTAAAACACTAGCTGTCATTTTACAAACATAATTATCATTGTGTAATAGCCTACGAAGTTTTCTATAGCCTTTTTTGGGCACATAACCAACAAAGATATCATAGATGTATATTTTTACGGCATATTTGTCATGCTTGTTTTCTGGCTCAAGTTCAAGTCTGACTTTGTCAGTATGCATGTCTGTAGTGTTGCTTGAAACTAAATCGTATGCTTTTTCTGCGTTCTTTTTTCTGTATTCAGTTCCTGCAACAAATGCTGATTCTTTGTATACTTCTTTCATGTTGTTTCCTGCCTTTAAATAACACTTTGCTGAATTTTCCTAAATTCATCTTGTATCATCGCTTCACCCCAAGTTGTAGAAATATCATACTGTGTAGCAAAGCGAACCCAATTGAAATCGTAAATATCGGTCGTTTTCAAATAATCAACCAACAACTCATGAATCATAAATCTATCAGCTTGATTCTCGTATTGCAAAAGTAGTCTCTTGTAATGCTTCGGGTCATGGTTGATATGCCCAAGTTCATGTAAGATAACTTTTTCACGTTCTTGTTTAGACAATGATTCGTTGACGCATATTCGCCTTAGGTCTGGGAAGTAGAACCCAGACCTTTCCCACATTTCAGCAGGAAAAACGAATAATGATATTTTATATTCTTTTAAAAGCTCATCAATCTTCATCTCCCATTACCTCAATTGAAAGTCTAATAATTTGTTCTATTTTTTCAACGTCATCATCAGATAATGGCTTTCCGTCAAACATCACGACTTTTTCACGCAAATTTGAAAGGTCAATTGATGGCTGCCAATCTGGCTTTTTATCAGCGAAACTTTCTGGATTAATTCCTAGAATATCACAGATTTTAAAAATAGTTTCTGCTTTCGCATTCATTACACCACGTTCTAAAATAGAACGCATTGTTGTGTACGGTATATCATTTTCAAGGGCAAAAGCCCTGACACTATTATACCTACTTTCAATAATTCGCTTTAAATCTTTTTCATCCATTTTTTTAAATTCCTTTTTTTGATTTTCTTACTATATAATAACATACGAAAAATCATATTTCAAGCAAAAAAATAACAAAAAAATCAAAAAAATATGTTGACAACATACGAAAATTCATATATAATTAAATCAAGCTTAAGGAAACGATAGCTTTTAAAAATAAGATTACATACGAAAATTCGTATTAGAAAGGAAACACAATGAAGAATATTGAATACATTCGAAAAGAAAAAGGTGTTTCATTGGTTGATATTGCAGATTGTTTACATTTAAAATCTCAAACGGTTCGCGAAAAAATCAATGGAGATTCCGATTTTAAATTCGGAGAAGCATTGAAAGTTCAACAGACTTTCTTTCCAGAATTTGATATTGTCTATCTTTTTCAAGAACGTAAAGAATTATCTGTAGGATAATATACGAAAATTCGTATTAGAAAGGATAATACATGAAAATTTAATCAATGTAACTTTAAATGAAAACCAACGACAAGTTGTGTCAGCTCGTGAGTTGTATAAAGGACTTGAAATTAAAAAGCGGTTTAGCAAATGGTTTGAGCAGTATTCAAAAATGTTTTCGGAAGGATACGATTTTACAAGTGTACTTTCAGGTACGGTTGTAAACAACGGAGCGATTAAGCCACTTCAAGACTACGCAATCTCTGTTTCTATGGCGAAACATATTGCTATGATGACTGGTACTGCTAAAGGGTTTGAATATCGTGACTATTTTATCTCTCTTGAAGAGAAATGGAACGACCCGCAAGAAGTTGTTAAACGTGGTTACGCTATCTTGCAAAATGAAAATACACAATTAAAACTAGAAAACAGCAAATTAGTTGTTGAAAATCAAATCATGCAACCAAAAGCGCAGTATTTTGATGATTTAGTTGACCGCAATTTACTAACGAATTTTCGTGACACAGCCAAAATGCTGAAAATGAAACAGAAAGAATTTATTAATTTCTTGGCTGGGAAACAAAAAATATAGAAAGGACAAAAAATTACGAACAAATTCGAGTTAAAAGGTAAAAACATCTTTTTAGATGGTGAGCATTTAAAAGGTGTACAGTCTTTCAAATTAAAAAGCACAGCTGAAAGCAGCCATGCCGAATTGTACTTAAAACTATTGGTTGAATTGCCGAGAAATGACATCAGCAATGACTTGCGAAGCAATACCTGACAATGCCTTAATTGAATAGCTACCAACATTTTTAGCTATATCTTTAGTTCTGTTCCAATTAGTATCTTGACGGATGTCAGCCAAAAATTCATGACCTTTTGGCGATAAATCTTTAACAAAACAACCTTCAGATACGTAAATAACTTTATCAAGGAATAGTCCGCTATGGTCGCATTGCCTAATATGATACATTATTTCGTTTGGAGAGTACATAGGCAACTGTTCAAAATCTTCTCTATTGGTGAACGAAGCAAGATTATTGAAATCAGTCTGCTTTTCAACAACTAACAAAATATCTCTAATACAATCAGGGTTCAACTTCATATAATCACCTCCTTTCGAGACGATTATACCAAAAAAAGTCACTGAATAATCAGCGACTTACACAAAAAACTTACTTACATTATACCAAAAAAGGAGCACTTATGGATAGTGTAATGCAAAATTTCGTTGATTGGCTGAAAGGCATAATCAAAGAAACACTTAACAAGCTTTTGGAAATCGAACGGGACGACGGTTTTCCAGAATTGATGGACGTAACAACGACCTGTGACTTTTTGGGAATTAAATACGACACGTTTCAACTTTACCGATATTCAGACGGTTTCCCAAAAGAATTACCAGCTAAACGCTGGTCTAAGCGAGCTATCAAGAAATGGCTTGAAAATCAAATTTAAAAGCTTCTGGACAAGGCTTAAAAGAGAAAGGATTTAACATGAAACTATTTAATTGGCTTTTTGCAAAAAAACAAGAACCTATTCAACCAGCTTACGTTTTTGAAAGTTGGGAAACGAAAGCTAAGCGCTATGATGACACGATTAAAGCGCTAGATATGAGGTTAACAAATGGAAAATGAATACTTTGACACAGATGAAATCATGCTAATCGATTTTGATAAAAACGGTTGGCATGGGTACTTTGGCGAAAGAGAGGAAGAAGGTTAATGCATATTGATGAAGTAAAGAACAATGCCTTCTATCAATTCCCGCAATGGCTTCTAAAAGATGAACCTTACAAAGATTTGGGTGACAAAGCAAAGTTAATGTACATGTTGCTTTTTGATAGAAGAACATTATCAATAAAAAATAAATGGTATGACGATGACGGCAAAATTTACATGTATTTTACAATTGAACAATTCATGCAAGAGCTTAATTGTTCAAACAAAGCAGTTGTAAAAGCTAAGAAAGAGCTAGTTGAAATTGGATTGCTAGAAGAAGTAAGGCAAGGTGTAAATAAGCCTAACCGCCTATATATCAACGGAAGTGTAGAAAGTACACGTCAAGAAGTGAATAAAGTACACG